CGCAATGGGTATCAAAGCCATGTAAATCTCAATCATGATCCATCAAAAAAGCCTGATGGGGTGTATATGTTTGAATCCATGATAATCGATGCAAGCCGAGGAATCTCAACTCCAAGCGGATTTGATACTCTGCCTGATGGCTCTTGGTTTGGCTCATTCAAAGTGGACAACCCTGAAATATGGCAGCAAGTAAAAGATGGCACATTTACAGGATTCTCCGTTGAGGGGCTTTTGGGATTTGATTATGTCAAGGAAACCGATGAGGACATCCTTTTGGAAATCATTGACCTCATTCAATCTATGTAATGAAATTATAAATTATCAATTCACATTATACTTACAATTAAAAAAGAACAAAAATGGACAAATCAATTGTCGAAAGACTTAAAACTTTGGTTGCAAAATTCGATACTACGGAAGCTCCTGCCGCATTTGCTGATGTTACCTTAGCTGATGGCACTGTTATCTCTTACGAGGGAGATATGCCTGTTGTGGGTGCAAAAGTAATGCACACAGATACCGCAGGCGTTCAAGGTGTTGCTGCCGATGGCGAATATCAATTACCTGATGGCACAATGCTAACTGTTGCAGGTGGTTTAATTACCGAAATGCACACAATGCAGCCAGGCGGAGAAATGATGGGATCTGACAACTCTGCCGCAGAATTGCAATCCTTATTAGATAAACTTTTTGGCGAAATGTCAAAACAAATTGATCCTTTGACTGAAAAAATCACAGCATTGGAAGCACAAAATGCAGAATTAAAATCAGCAATTGCTGCCTTTGATTCAACAAAGAAACTCGCAGAAGATACTTTCAACATCGTTGAGAAATTAGCTGCCGAGCCAAGTGTTGAGCCAACTAAAACTGCAACATCAGGAGCATCATCTTTCAGCTCTATGAAAACAATGAAAGAGATTGCAGCCGCTGCAAGACAAATCAGAAAAGACTTCAAATAAAAAATTAAACCCTTTAAAAAAATAAAATAAAATGGCATTTAACGTAACTGGTCTAACAGACTATATCAGAGAAAACGAAAAAGACATCATCAGCTCATCTATATTCTCTGCAAAGAGTATATCAATGGTGAAAGTACAAGTGGGTATCAAATCATCAGAAGATATCGAAATCATGGATTCATCAGCCGATTTCCAAGTGGATAACGGTTGTGCTTACACCACATCAGGAACAACAACTTTCAGCAGAAGAAACCTTGCAGTTAGCAAGATTATGATTGCTGAAACATTGTGCCCTGAAGATTTAGAAGCTAAATTCTTACAAAGGCTTGTACAACCAGGAAGCACACATGATCAACTTCCATTGGAAAAAGAAATCACAGATCGCAAGATTGCTTTGATTGCAAAACAATTAGAGGTAGCTGTTTGGCAAGGTGATACCAATGCAGGTAACACAAACAGAAAACAATTTGATGGATGGATAAAAATAATTGATGCTGCCGGTACTGCAACTTCTGCAACTGCTCAAGTATCTATCAGCTCATCAACTGTGAGAGGAATCTTTGAAGATATTTATTCAAAAATCCCATCTGCCATTTTAGGTGCTGATGACTTGGTTGTTTTTTGCGGATATGATACTTTCCGTACATTGATGACAAAATTGACTGCTGATAACTTGTATAATTATACAACTGATTCTGCTGCTGCAAGTTTTGAAATGATGTACCCAGGTACTAACATGAAAATCGTTGGTGTACCAGGATTGAACGCTGACAATGATGCAGGTGCTGCCGCAACTTACAAAAACCGTATTGTTGCTGCAAGAACATCAAACCTTTATTTTGGTACTGACCTTTTGAACGAATATGAAAAGTATGATGTATGGTTTTCTCAAGATGACCAAAATATCAAAACCTTATTCCGATTCAAAGCAGGTTGCCAAATTGCATTCCCAAGTGAAATCGTTACTTACAAAAACATCTAATTATGCCAACTAATTGCGCAATAATTCAAGGATATGAGATCCCCTGCAGAAATTCTGTGGGGGGTATCTCCGAAATATATCTGACAGAAATTGAGAACAAAGTTTCTTTGACTTCTGCATCAGGTATCATTACTGCCTTCACATTATCTTCAGGCAAAAAATTCTGGACATTCAAAATGGAAAAAGAGAATGCAGAATTTACCGAGAAGATAGTGCCGAGTGTTGAAAACGGAACTGTTTATTATGAACAAGAAGTTAAATTCAGCATGAAACAACTGTCAGCAAGTAACAGGAATAACATCCGTCAAATCGTTCAGAATCGTTTATTCATTATTGTTAAAGATAACAATGGTGTGTATTGGTTGCTTGGCGAGGTGAATGGATGTGACCTTGGTGCTTCCGATGGTAAGACAGGTAAAGCAATGGGTGATTTGAATGGTTATTCTTTGACCTTTATGGGCAAAGAGCCATCTCCTGCACAGCAGGTAACAGGAGCCCTAATGACTGCTCTTGTAGCTTAATCTGTTCATCATTAGTTTGGAAAGCCCTGCCTTTATTGGTGGGGCTTTCTTTTTATAAAAAAACTGCATCTTTTATATTTATAGATATGCTGAAAGTAATCAAAAATCAGAGCAATACGCTAATACTTACTTTGAATGAAAAGAAAACGCTTGCATCACCTGTTTTCCTTTTTCGCTGCATCAATGATATGCAGAGAACAGAGGTGGCATTCATTGCAGCTGATATTAGTGCTTATCCTACTCGCTATAATAAGTTTGCTATCACTGAAACTTCAGGATCACAAACTCCAACAGCAGGAATCATTGAGCTATCACCTGCCGGGTATTGGCATTATGAAGTTTATGAACAGACAAGCAATTCAAATTTAGATTATACTAAAGCACTTCCAAATCAATTAGAGATAGGTAAATTATTGGTGGTAGGAACACCATCACAATTCACAAGATATGAGCAGCAAGACAAAAAATATACAGCCTACACCGGGTAAGTTTCAAATGCCATCAGTGGTCCAATTGGAAAATCACAAAGTACCAATATTTAAAGAGGTGCGTGGTGAGGATTGGATTCAACTTGGCGAGAAAAATGATTATGCTTGGTATCTCATTCAGCTGTATGATCGTTCAGCGAAACATTCTGCTATCGTTAAGGCAAAAGTGAATTATACCACTGGTGCCGGTTGGGATTTTGACAAAGAAAATTTGACACCTCAACAGGCCATTGCCTTGAATCAATTTATGAAGCGGATGAATCCTGATGGCGAGAGCTTAAAAGATGTGTCTATGAAATGTGATGAGGATAAAAAAATCTTTGGTGGATTTTATCTTGAAGTAATTTGGGATAAGATGGGCAATAAACCTGCATCGATTAAGCACATTCCATTCCGCAAGATGCGTTCAAACTATGACAACACTACTTTCTTTTATTCTGAAAGATGGTTGGACAAGAATGGTAAGATGAATCGTGATGTTTCAAAGGGAAGTGATTACAAAGTATATCCTGCCTTTGATCCATTTAACGCAACAGGGGCTCAAATACTCTTTTACAAGACATATCACCCTGCGCTTGATGTATATCCATTACCTGAATATTTGGGAGCAATCAGCAACATCGAAACGGATATTGAGATAAGTAATTATCACTACAACAATGTCAAGAATCAATTTGCAGGAACTTTTATGGTGAACTTCCTTAACGGAATGCCAACAGCGGAAGAGCAAAGAGATATTGAAAGGAAATTCAAAGAGAAATTTACAGGCACTGACAATGCAGGATCATTTGTATTGAACTTTGCTGATGGTAAAGAAAAGGCTGCGGAGATTCTTCCTATTGGAATGAGCAATGCAGACAAGATGTTCATGGAACTTACCAAGTGGGTGCAAGAAGAAATATTCACAGGACATCGTATTACCTCACCGATGCTTTTTGGTATCAAGACAGAGGGTCAATTAGGCGGCAGAAGTGAAATCGTTGAGGCTTATGAATTATTCAAAAACACTTATGTAAAGCCGGAACAATTGCAACTTGAATCAGTATTTAATATGCTTGCAAAGTATTCAGGTCTTAACAATAGATTATTCTTGAAAGAAGCAGAGCCAATCAGTGAACAATTGACTGAAAATGCTTTGATGCAAATCTTGACGGTTGGCGAATTGCGTATTAAGGCAGGTTATCCTGAACAGAAACCTGTTGAAATCAATGCAACTCCAACTGGAATGAACAAATATTCCAAGTTTAAACTTGACCAGGAGGAACTTTCAGCATGTATTTCAGACCATATCAGCGCAGGAAAGGAACAAGATCAAGCGGTGGCCATCTGTATCAGCATTCAGGAGCAGAAAAACTCCAAGATATTACCAATATTTGAGAAATATGGCACTCCAAAAGAGCAATTTAATGTTCTAAATAAGAAATATTTGCACCATTTCAACAGGGAAATGAGCCTTGAAAGTGAACTTTCTATTGCGAAAGGGTACTTTTACACCTCAAATGAGAGGGCAATCATTGATTTATTGTCCAAAGATGCCTTGATGCCTATTGAAAACATTGCTGAAACACTGAAAATATCAACGGATAGGGTGGTTGAAATCTTAAAAAACCTTACTGACAACGGATTATTAAAGCCCGGCACATCAGATATGGGGCTTCCTATCAATGAAGTAACACCGGAAGCACAAAATATCCTTGATGAAAATCCTGCAAAGACAGCTGAAATAATTGTCATGTACTCTTACGATTGGGCCCCAGGTTTTAATCAGGCAATGATAGATACTTCAAGAAGTTTCTGCAAAGATTTATTGAATCTTGACAAATTATATACAAGGGATGAGATTGAAGCCATCAGTGCGGAAACTGGAAGAGATGTTTGGTCCATGCGTGGCGGTTGGTACACAAAACCCGGCACAACGATTCACATCCCACATTGCAGGCATCTTTGGCAGCAGAATATCGTAACAAAAAAGTAATATGGCAACAGCATTATTCATATCTGAACAATACATAAAGGATATGTCCTATCTCGATGAGAATGTGGATGTAAACCTTATCCGACCTGTAATTAAAGAGGCGCAAGATTTACACATCCATCCCTTGCTTGGTAGCGGTTTATACAACCAATTAATTTCTCAAGTGGTGGCAGGAAATGTCAGCACTGGAACGATAAGTAACAAGACATTACTTGATGACTACATTGCTCCTGCTTTAAAATATTGGACTTTATACGAGGGTATTGATGTGCTAACTTTTAAGATGACCAATAAATCCATCATGATGAAAAACAGCGAGAATAGCAATCCTATTTCCGTTTCTGATGTGAAAAGATTAATGGACCGATTGATGGACAAGGCACAATGGTATGATAAGAGGATAATTAATTACTTAAAAGAAAATGTAACTACCTTTCCTTTGTATTTAAATCCTGGCAATGGCATTGATATAATTAGACCTGACAGAACAG